TGACACTAGAATTAACATTGTTTATTATACCTTTTTTAGTTTCTGGATTATCATTTATTTTAATATCATCTCCTGCCATATTAAGCAGGTAAAGATAGTCATTGTTAGGAAAATCGAATATGTTCACGTTGTGAACCTCCATTTCATTAATTAATTTTTGAAATTTGGACAAAGTTAAACGGAAGGTAGTATATTTATATTACCCCCACCTACTATGAAAAAAATCAAGTCCTAAAACCCTTGAAAATAGCGGGTTTCAGAATTTGAATTTGCTTAACTTTGTCCAAACTATTCCTTATTTTTATAATAGCTATTTCTGCGTGTTTCTTTCCTTCTTTTGTCTTTACATTTATCACAATACAATACATTCTTCTTATCTGTGGTAAACTGTTTCTTACAAAGTTTACATTGTTTAGTATAAAGTCCTGTTTCTTCTCCAGCACCCTCAAGCAGTTCTTTATATAGTTCTTTGTCTAAAGGTAATACAGAATTAATAAAATACTTGCATAAAACACTATATATGCAACCCATTTGCGGACAAGTGGTATCTAAAAGGATGCACTCGCCACTAACATAATTGGCACATTCTTTTTTTATAAGTTCTTTTATTTTGTTCGCTTGCTTAAAATTCGTTCTAATCTCCATATCATTTCCTCCTGTGTTCATTAGTTTTTAAAATAAAAAGGTATCCACAAAAAGCGGATACCTAAAAAGGAGTACAAAAATATCTGTACCAATTGTCGAATAATTCAACAATTAGAAATACCTTTATGCCAATTGCGAAATTATTTCGGAATTGAAAATAATGTCTTTATGTTAGTGTCGGTTTAACCGACGGATTATTCTCTAAACATATAAGTCCAACTAGCACCATCAGCAATATTATCAGATACATCGTCACTAGGAAGTAACCTGATTTTTCTTTCAAGCTGTGTTATTCTGTTCTGGATGCTCTCTGCAAAGTCCATGATAGATACATCTTCATTCTTGTAGTTCTTCATCAAGTTTGGATTATTCGCTATTGCTTCAAGTACACTTAATACAGTTGAATATATTGCTCTTTTAGCTGTGTTGCTTGTGGGGTCATATTCGGATGTAGGATTAGTTATGCCATTTTCTTGAGCAAGTATGGTTAATTCATTATCACTAAAGGTAATATCCTGTAATTCTAGTTTAATTCTATCTAAATATGTCATATTAAAACCTCCTGTAATTGTTTTGATGATACTATACGGAATAGACATTATGTACTTTCCGTAAATTCAAAAAATTTTTTAAGCGGTGAGAAAGTGGTTTGCTATTGCACAAAAATTCAAAAAGGGGGTATCAACTGCTTATATAATCTATATTATGTAAGCAATAGTATATTTCCTTATAATCCTTGCTATTACTGCATTTCAAAGCATTTATAAATGTAATTAAATATACATTGTATTACATTAAATAAAAAATTAGTTTTATCTAAACTGCTTTTTCCTCATGTATTTATCTTAATACATTCCTTGAAAGCGTTGATTTTACTGCATTTGACTACTGGAAATAATTGAGATTATACAAAATGTGTATTTCGTGTAATGTTATATAATGCAGAAATAATGAGCATTTGAACCTTGTTAAATCGTGTCTACATTCGTTTTGTTCAATCTGCTGTAACATAATTGTAATATAATTGTAACAATTTTGTAATAATGATTAACAGGGCGGGATTGAGCGAACAAATCCCTCACTTGCATAATCTTGCATTTCTGCACCTTTCACGTTCCACCCAACCCCTTTTTTATCTAATTGATAATCATTCTCATTTACATCAATATGTTCACGTGTTGCATATCTACTATACAACATATAGTATTACTCGTTTTCTGCACTACTACCTATTGTATCACTCTTTATTTTCTGCATTTCTGTTGCCACATCATAAATATATGGTGTCCTGCTTAATGCTGTTTCAAGTGAAATAAGTCCATTCTGTTTTAGTGCTGTAATATTACTAATCATCTCAGTTGCATTAAGTGGAATATCGTATTCAAACGTACAAGATATATCACCTGTTGTTTCTATACCTTTTAGTTGTAATAACTTTCTTATCTTATCCCATCTTTGTATAAAACCATCAAGTAAACTATCTTCATTCAATCTTGCCTTAACGCTTGCTAATGAGTACATCATTCTAATACTTGTTTCTGAAAGATTACTTATTTCTACTGCGTTCATTGCAATAGCAGGTGTTTGTGATATATTAAGCAATTGTGCCATAAGTATTTCATACACTGCCTTAAAAGAAGCACTATCCATTTTATTTTGGACTATCTGAAAATCTGCTGTATCATCTATCTGTAGCAGGAAACCTACTGCATTAGGGTCTATAGTACCTTTACCATCTTTTGTAGTTAATCCTGTCCCTTTTAAAACTGGTATGCCTGAAATAAATCTATATAAGCCATCGTGATACTTTGATATTAAGTCCTCTAAACTGTCTATTATGCTTATATAATCCTCTAAACTACTCCTACCTTGACAACTATCCAATTCATTTATTGTTTTATACTGTATCGGTAAACCTGATATATTTTTAAATCTTCCTGTAATATGTAATTCTCCTGAATCATCTGTATATTGTGTTACTTCATTTTCGGTATACAATATATAGTATGATATTCCATCAACTATGTAAAATTCAATAAAAGCAATCATTCTTCCTGTTTCGTCAAAAACTGGGTAACTGTCCTCCGCTGGAATTATCCTGCTTGTAATATTTCCGTTTTCGTCAATATAAACATATTCGTATGTTTCTCCATATTTAACAAGTTTATCTAAAATCTTGAAATCAATACTATTATATCTTGCTTTAGAATATACTTCTTTAAATACTTCCAATGTATTTTTATCCTCACTAATAAGCGTTACTGGATTTTTTAATAGGAACGATGTTTCAAAGTTTAATAAGGTTTTTGCCAACTGTAATACAATTTTTCTTGTTTTATATGGTTTACCGTTGTATTGTTCATTCGGTCTGTATAAAATAGCGTGTTTTCCGCTTAAATATTCTTTCAAGTCAAGTATGTTTTGTACTCTTTCAAAATGCCATTGTTTTGTTACTTCATCTTGAAACCATACTGGCGAATTATCATAATACTTTTTAATATATTCTCTTAACGTCATATTAGAAACCTCCTTGATTGTTTATACATAATACCTGCCTAGTTTTAATGATTGTATTCCCAAAGCGGTTGCCATTACTAGATCATCAAAGTTATTTTTTCCTCTAACATTACCTAGCTTGCCATTTTTCTCCACATAAATTTGCATTTCTTGTAATGTTTCTCTATCGTTGAGAAGTATAATTCCTTCTTCATATGCTTCTTTGAAATCCTGAATTAGCTTTGATTTTGAAACATTATCGGTATTCCAACCAATTTCCAATGTTTTCCTGCCTGTGGTCTTGTCCCATTTTTTAGTTTTATTAAGGTTAAGGTATCCTATTTCACGTTTTAATCTATTAATTAGGTCTAAACCATATGAATTTCTTTCAATCATAAGACAAGCATAGTTAAAATAATCTCCTAAAGCGTTAACTATATTCGCAAATTTATATACAGGTAATCCACTTTTATAAAATACTGCTACTTGTTCACCTGAAGAATCAAGTATACTCATAGCAGATAAATCCCCTTCTTTTGATAGTCCGCTTGCTGTATCTACACCTGCAAAGTACATTTCTTTTGGCTTTGGCAATTTGTAGATGAATAAACTTTTGTTTAGATATGGATATAGAATATCTGGTAAATCTTTTATTTCATTTGCTTTTAGTGGCTCTGGTATAAATAATAATCTATCACTTATCTGTTTTTGGTCAAATACACTCTCTTGTGTTGCAACAAATGCTTCTTGCCATGTAGAAGGAAAATCCTGCCTGAATTGTTCAGGTGTCATGTCTCTCAATCTCCATCTTCTCCACATTAATTGCACTTTCGTTGCCCCCATTTCATATAGTTTTTTTTCTGTTTCGTCCATTTCATCATCTGTAAGGTATTTTATTAAACTGCCTTTTTGATACCATTCTTTTGCAAGTTCGTATTCATACCTGTAATACCTCTTTGAACCTTCGCCTAACCAGTTGTAAAAAAATGCTTTATACTTTGAATTGCCTGCTATTGCATCTTTAAAAAGATAATAAAAATAATTAAGTCCTTGTGCAGTTGACTCTATAATAATTTTTGCTTGAGGACTTTTTACTAATGCACTTTCAATAGTCGATAGATTTTCCTGCACATAATCATCATATAGTGCAAACTCTGATAAATGAATCATTGTTAAACTATATCCTCTACCAATACCATCTGCACTCTGTTTGCTCGCTGTTTGTATTGATATTCTAGAATTATTTTCAAGAAATAATTCTTTTTCGTTGCTTTTTCTGAATCCAATCCTATATTTTTCTGGTATGCTTTCATACATTAATTTTAGTTTTGTAAAAAGTGTATTTGTTGTACTTTCCATGTGTGCCAACATCATATAGTTACTATTAGGTATTTGAAAGGCATAGTAAAGCATAAGTCCTAAAGATAAGGTACTAAATCCTATTTGCCTTGATTTTAGGATAATATTATATCTATCCATACTGTTTAAAAAATCCTTTTGCTCTGGATTTACAACAAAAGGTACTATTTCAC